TACGCCCGAACCTGCTCCGGCCCCTACGCCTACGCCCGAACCTGCTCCGGCCCCTACGCCTACGCCCGAACCTGCTCCGGCCCCTACGCCTACGCCCGACGTGGAACTGGACGCCGCCGGCCAACCGTGGGATAGCCGAATCCATTCGCGGGGGCAGACAAAAGTGTCTGATGGCACTTGGAAGCTGGCCCGGGGCGTCGATAAAGCCCTAGTCGCGAAAGTGCGTGCCGAGCATGTCTCCGGCGGGGTCCCCCCTACGTCTGAGCCCGAGTTGACCATGTTCCCGGCCCCTCCGGCCCCCGTCGCTCCGCCAGCGGACGACCCAGCCTGCTACTCGTACCATTACCACGGTGAGACTTATACCTACGAGCAACTCCAAGCCGCCGGCTGGGACGACGCAACAATCCAGTCCACGGCAGAACGCGTGGGTACCCCTGCGCCCCCTGCGCCCGCTGCCGCCAACCGGCCGCCAATGGACTTCGCGCAGATAGCCACACGTATTCATTCTGAGGCGATTAGCGCCGACCGCGTCAACACCTTGGCAGGACAGGTGGGCGCTAGATTGGGTAAACCCCAGTTGACGTCTTTCGCACTGCTCGCATCACCCACACATAGTGACGTTCTTCAAGGCTTGGCCGCGGAGCTGTGGCCCGAGGGGTGACTTTATGCAACATTCTGTAATAGGGGGCTCAAGCGCCCATATCTATGTGGAATGTCCTGCCTACGCGGGCATGATCCAGGGGTTGCCTCCGCTAGAGCCGACCGCCGAAATGCAGGATGGCACGGCTGCGCACAGGATCGGCGAGGGGCTCATTCGCATTGATGGGCTGGGCTGGCAAGACTACCGGGACGAGCGGGACCCGGCTACTGGGTTGGTCTACACCCGGGAAATGTTTGACGCGGCAGAGACCTACGCTGACGATGTCAACTCAGTGTTGGGCCAAACGCCAAGTGGATATGACTTCCGGATTGAGCACACGTTGCAGAACCCTTGTGTCCACCCATCCGCATTTGGGACACCCGATTGCTGGGTGTACTCCCCCGCCCAGCAATTGCTGACATTGTGGGACTTCAAGTACGGGCGCAGGTATGTCCCCGCGGAATGGAACTGGCAGGCAGTGTTCTATTTTGCGGCGCTATTGAACCACTACCAGATTGACGGGCTGGACGACCAAAAACTGTGGCTGGAATTCCGGGTTGTGCAGCCCCGGTATTACAGGGCTGGTGGCCCAGTGCGGACTTGGCGGCTCCGGGCCTCAGACTTACGGGGGCCGATTAACCAGCTAGCTCACGCGGCGGCTCAGCAGTTTCAAGAGGGGCTCAGCCCAAAAGCCGGGTGGCATTGCCGCGATTGTCCCGCACAGGCGCGCTGCCCCGCGGCCACCCGTACTGCGTTTGACCTACTGGCTCTCGCAGATGCCCCTACTCACGAGCAGCTTAGCCCCCGTGAATTAGGCGCTAAGCTGCTCGCTGTAAGGAATGCGCTCCAGTACTTAGGTGGGCTGGACCGCAGTTTGACCGAACAAGTGGAGCGGGCCTTACACCAGGGCCAGGGCGTCCCAGGCTGGGGGCTCACCCCTACAGTGGGGCGGTTAACCTGGGCTGTCGCCGACGCCGACGTAACGGCGATTGGCGACATGTGTGGAGTAGACCTGCGCGTTAGTAAAGTGAAGACCCCCACTCAGGCAAAAGCCGCCGGGTTGGATGCTAACGTTATTGAACAGTTAGCCCAGCGCAGTTCCGGCTGGGCAACAACATCGGAAACTGAGGACTCGATTCAACGGGCCCTCGCGCGAGGAGACTAAAAAAATGGCAGAGATAACAGAAGTTCTATTAGAGGGCCGTGTCGTAGCGGGGCATCCGCTGCGCCGAAACGGCGTAACGAAGTATGACGACGCCACCCGGCAGGACGTCCCCGTTAAAGACCCAACCACGGGGCTGCAGTTCACTGAGGCTTACCTCGCTGTGGCTATCCCGAAGCATGGCGAGGCTGACTGGAAGCAAACTGCGTGGGGCCAGACAATCGCAAACACTGCCGCTCGGGATTGGCCCAATGGCGAACACGAGGCGCCCACGTTCGCATGGAAAATAACCGATGGGGACTCAACGGTCCCGAACCGAGTCGGTAAGGTCCCATGTCAGCGCGAGGGTTGGGCGGGGCATTGGGTTGCGCATTTGACCACACGGTTCCCAATTCAATGTTACCACGTGGGGCATTACCACCCCATGCAGCAGATTCAGGACGAGAATGCCATCAAAACCGGTGACTATTGCCGGGTAGCAGTGGGCGTAAAAGGCAATGGCCCGTCTCAGTCCCCTGGCGTGTACCTAAACCCCCGGCTGTTTGAGCTGTCACGAGCGGGAGACCCTATCCTCTCCGAAAGCGGTCCCGCAGCAGCTACGGTGTTTGGCGGCGGCGCCCCTACTGCTCCGGTACCGCAGGTACCGCCACATCCGGCTGCCCCTACTGCTCCGGTACCGCAGGTACCGCCACATCCGGCTGCCCCTACTGCTCCGGTACCGCAGGTACAGCCACATCCGGCTGCCCCTACTGCTCCGGTACCGCAGGTACAGCCACATCAGGGGTTCCTCAACCCCCAGGCTCCGGCTGCCCCTACTGCCCCTACTGCCCCTCTGGAACGAACAGTAGTTATCGGCGGACAAAGTTACACCGAGGCTGCACTATTGGCGGCGGGCTGGACGCCGCAGCAGATAGACGCCCAGGCAGACGACATTCCTTTCTAACCCCGGGGGGCCGCTGGCCCCTCCCCCCCCATCAAGAGGGCGCTCACATGAAATTGACCGCTGGAATGCGGATACCCGCAGGTACAGGGCATAGCACGGTTCTGCCTGACATGGACTTCGAAGTGTTCAGTGCCGCCGGGTACCGTTGGGCACCTGACCTTGGCAAATGGCGGAAGCTACCTGGAGCAACGAAGTACGGGATAGGAGCGGTGGGTGCCCACGCTTACGCGGTGCATTACTCCACGGTGCCCCTGTCCCTGTCATATAACCTGAAGGATGGGCTGGGCCCTCGCCTTTGGCTCCCATGTATGCCACCCCCGCAGGAGCTATTTGACTATTTAAGCAGCGGTGGACTGATCGAAGCTTGGAACTGTGGGTTCGAAGACAAAATTTGGAATCTGGTCTGTGTCCCCCAGCTTGGCTGGCCCGAGTTAGACTACCGGCAGCTCGTCGATGCCGCGGCTAAATCTCGGGCGTTCGCGTACCCGGGCAAACTAGAGACCGCCGCTGAAGTGAGCCAAGCTCGCTACAAAAAGAACCCAGATGGCCGGGCACTGATCAAGCTACTGTGCACGCCGAGGAACCCAACTAAGAAGAACCCCAACACCAGGGTCACCCCAGAAGAGGACCCCGCGGCTGCTTCCCGGCTCTACGTGTATAACATCGATGACATTGAAGCCGAGGCGGCGGTGTCCCAACTGTGCCCTGACCTGACGCCAGAGGAGCAGCAATTCGAGATCGTGACTCGGCTAATGAACCGCCGGGGTGTAGGCATTGACCTACCGGCAGTTAGGGGCGGTGTCCAAGTGCTCGAACAGGCCTTAGAACAATACAATGGCGAACTGTGCCAGCTCACGCAGGGCGCTGTAGAACGGGCGTCCCAGGGCGCCCGAATGATCGCTTGGCTCGCGGCCCGGGGGATTCACACCCGCAGTCTGGACGAGGAACACCGCGAACGCCTGTTAGCCACAGTTGCTGACCCCGTGGCCCGTCGGGCCTTGGAAATAAAAGGCCTCGTTGGGTCCGCGAGTGTCAAGAAGCTGTACGCGATTGACCGACAGCAAGTTGGCGGGTCGGTGTTTGATCTGTTCATATATCACGGGGCTCGCACCGGCCGGGATACTGGAGCAGACGTTCAGCCGCAAAACCTGCCGAAGGCGGGGCCCAGGCTCAAATGGTGCCCCCACTGCCAAACCCCCTCGGGGGCCCAGCGGACGGGTTGCCCTGCCTGCGGGTCTGACCTCACCCGTGCGGAACAAAAACCGTGGTCTTGGGAAGCCGCCGAGACTGCAATTCAGGTGCTGAGGTCCGGCTCCCTAGCCCACGTTGAGCGTTGGTTTGGGGACGCCCTGTTAACGATTTCGGGGTGCTTGCGAAGTTTGTTTATGGCACGGGAGGACCGTGAGTTTATCTCCTCAGACTACAGCTCAATTGAGGCTGTGGTTACGGCAATGCTGGCGGGCGAGGCTTGGCGAATCGAAGCGTTTCACAATAAAGAGGACATTTACCTACATTCCGCTAGTCGCATCACTGGGACTAGCTTAGCGGACTACGTAGCGCACGTTACGAAGAATGGGGTCAAGCACCCGGACCGGCAGGACATAGGTAAGCCCGCAGAGTTGGGGCTAGGGTTCGGGGGGTGGATCACTGCTTGGCGCCAGTTCGATAAAACCGACCGCTTCACAGACGAGGAGGTTAAGCGGAATATCCTCGCTTGGCGGGACGCTTCCCCAGCAATCGTGGAAATGTGGGGTGGGCAGGTGCGGGGCAAACCTTGGCGTCCGGACTATCATGAGCTATTCGGATTCGAGGGTTGCGCTATCGCAGCCGTTCTGAACCCGGGGCAGGTGCATAGGTACCGCGGGATAGAATTCGGTGTGAAAGACGACCGGCTATTCATACGGCTGCCCTCGGGCCGCAATCTCACGTACCACCAGCCCCGCCTAGCCCCTTCCGAACACTGGGACGGGCAGTTACAGCTTTCTTACATGGGATGGAACACTAACCCGAAAAGCGGCCCCTACGGCTGGATCAGGATAAACACCCACGGTGGGCGCTTAACTGAGAACATTGTCCAAGCCATCGCCCGCGATTTCCTGCGAGACGCGGTACTCCGGCTAGAACCTGCGGGTTATCCCGTCGTGTTAAGGGTCCATGACGAACTGGTCTGTGAGGTCCCAGTAGGGTTTGGGACAGTTGAGGAGCTAGAGGCTATTATGTCGGTCACGCCGGCCTGGGCCCAGCACTGGGCTGAGCAATTCGGGCTGAGCTGGCCGATCCGGGCCAGCGGCGGGTGGCGGGGAACCCGATTCCGCAAGGACGCTTGACAATGGTACATTATCTGGTACTATACAGGTTCACTCACCAGAGAGGCAATACCCATGAGAATTATCACCGCGCCAGAGCTTAGGGCCCTGTTAGCATGTTCAGGCTGGACCCGACGGGTTGACATTACCGTTCGGGGGCGGGCCTCCAGCCAGGACTTGCTACAGACGGAGGTACCCTGCCAGATATACGTGACTCTTAGGTCCTCGTTCGATGGCATCTCGGTTTACCACCGGGTGGCACTGGGGGGCACTGTTACGCCCGAGGGCAAAATTACCCGGCGCCGGGCACAGGCGCGTCGTAGCCGAGTGGGCGTTGAGGGGGCTCGCCTAGCCGGGGAACTCCCAGGCACCCCCAGGGAGTTCCCTGACCTTCCCGAGGCGTTCGAGTTAACGGGCGCGGTTTGGCGGCTGGCTGACCAACAACTCGAGTGGGCGAGGCTGCTCGGGCCGAGATCAGAAACCGAGGAGGGCACCCTCTCCTTGGTGCGCGACCCCGCCGTTGAGTACCGCTTTAAAGGGAAAGTGGAATCTAGCCTCTACAGCCGGAGATACTGGGACACCAAATGCTGTACGCTATACCACGTCGAGAACCAGGGCATCACCCGGCTCCACCGGCTATCAGGGCGTCGCGTCCATTTCACAATGTGGCTATCCCAGTCGCGCCCGGTCCTTGTTCTGAAGAAAGCAGTGCCCCCTTCCTCTTCTTTTAGCCTTCGGGTGTGCCATAGTCAGGGGGAGGTGCGGGGGTTCTTGGGTGACGCCGAACTGGCAAATGTACTGCTGCGAAACGTGGAGGTCCCAGCATGAGACGAAACCACGCGTTGAAGGCCCTTGCCCAGCACATGTCAGAATACCGAGATTGGCCTATCATCGAAGAAGACTTGGCCCGGGTTGTGGCCCCGTCGGGGTGGGAATGGGTTAAGGTAGGCCACATCTACCTGCTCCGGCACCCCCGTCATGATCCTATCGGCATAGCCGATTTTCAAGCGTACGTCGACTGGACCAGACCGCCGGTAGCCGCTCTGGTCATTTTCCTTGCGGGGATCATAATCTCGGCGGCGGTCTCGATTTATTACCTGGGGCTTTAGCCCGGTGCGTCTCAGGCTGGTGTTAGCGGCTATCGCCATTATCGGTTATGCCTACGTATCAGAGATGTCTTATGAGGAGGCCACCGCCCCACCCCCAGTGGTAATCCCATGGTCTGCGCCTGATCAACGTCAGGGCGCAGCCGCCCCTGGCCACTGATCCGCCAGGGCAAGGACTTTTTGACAGGCCCCCAGAAGGGCCCGCGCGTCAGGCCGTTCTGTTAGGTACCGATCCACAAATGGGTCCCCCGGGGAACAAAACCGGGCGAACTTATCCACGTCGGCGCGCTTTGCGTCGGCGGGATCTGCGGTCAGCTTGCCGACGACTTTGTAGAGATCAGAGGCTAACGCGTAGTAGAAAGGCTCGTTCACGATAAAAGCCGCATCGTCGATAACCCCTCTCCACGCGGTGCTGACTGTGCTTAGTATGACGGCGAGCACAATCGCCGCGGAACCGAGGCTCCGTGTGTCTATAAATCGCCCCAGGGCGGTCATGATCTCTTTGCTCATCGTGTCAGGTCCTCTTCAATGCCTGTGCAAATTTATCGCCGGTCCGCAGACCCAGGTATGCCCACGCGGGGGCAGACAGAGTGCCAGCGAGGTACATGTTGAATATATCACTACCGGTGAACGCCTGAAACAGCCAACAGCCAAGGCCATAGGCTACCGTCGCCTGCCAGGACTGGCGGGCCATCACCGGCCGGGTCCTCCGGACAAATTCGTCGGTAGCCTTGTCCCCTTCCCGCACGGTATTCATTCGTTCCCGAAGCTGTTCAGTCTCAATATCGGCCATCGCCTTCAGATGGTTTTTGACCATCACTTGGTTTGCGTAGTACAGCTCCTTCAGCCGCACTTGAACAGCGGGATCAGCCTGTAGCCGGGTGAGGGCCTCCGCCGGGTTGCTGGTCCCCGCGGCTTTGGAGACTAGTGCCTGGCCTGCCGACACCGCGCCCCGGACGTTCCCCGTGAGTAGGGACCCAACGAGGCCGAGCCCGTCAACCCCGTGGTCTTTTAGCCAGGAGCCTACGCCCTCCCAGTTCATGGCATTGCCTTTAAGGCGTTGGTCAGGGGTACATATGTTTGGGCCCCGTTGACGCGAAGCGCACCCCACAGTGCGGGTTCGCCCATTCGACGATCCACGCGGACGTCTAAGTGCAACCCCGGCATGGGCGCCCAGTGCGGGTAAAGCCCGATGCCCCGAAACCCGCACTCTGTGGCGAGCGCTATTGCCCGACGGGCGTCTTCCTGGGTGGTAATGCCTACGGGTAGGAGGTCCCCTGCCCGCACCGTTCCCCCAGGCTTCCAATGGTGCTGGGATTCAGGGCTCCCCTCACGGCCTAAGGCCCCCGCCGCGGGTGAGAGTTCCACAGGTGCGCCCCAGCGGTACCGGAACAAGTCAAGCTTCACCAGGAACTCAGGGTCCATTCGGTCGAACCATTCCCCGAATTCCCGGGGCGTAAAAAAGTCCATAGGACGTCTCCTCTATTAGTACGGACGGTAGAACCCGTTGCCCATGAAGAAGTTCATGCGGTAGCGAAATAAGTTACCATTGCCAGAGTCTATCAATACAAAGTCTTGGCCGGACATAGCGCAGGCTGAAACCCCCAGCGTCGCGGTTTGCAAGGGCCAGTCCGCAGTCGGTACGAAGCCCCACCCTGCGCCATTAAACCGGTGAGCTGATAGACTGCCCTGTTTGAATAGTAATACGTCAGTATCATTCAGCGCGATGAGGGCTATGTCCGACGTGGCAGTAGCGGCGGCACTGAACCCTGTGCCAACCGCCGCCCAGGTAGAACCGTCCCAATGATACGCCTGACCAGAGCCCCCAGTTACAGTTTCGAATATGACCACTTCGGTACTGCTCAAGGCGGTTAACCCCGTCTCGCCCAGGGTGAGCGTCCCGCTAATGATCCCGAGCTGGCTACCCACCAGCGACCACGCTTCCGACCCGGGCGGGCCATCCCAGCGGTAGGTTTTCAATGCGAGTACATGGCCCCCTCCGAAGGGCTCGAATGCGAGCATAGCCACATCTTTGTCATTGAGCGCTGCAAGGGACACATACTGTGTCGTCGCCGGGAGGGTGTAGCTGCCCACCAACGATACCGAACCGACATTGTAGTTGATGCGCTCCAGGGTATTAGACGCTTCGTTGTAGAACGCTGCTTGCTGTGGTGTTTGGGCCGCGAGGGCGGGACGCGTGATGCTCGTAGGCGCGTAAGGCGCGCCCTGAGTGGCCCAAACACGGGTCTGTTTATTCCATGAGTAGCCTTGCACTGTGCCTGCCGCGGCGTCCGCGACCAGCACTTCGTCTTCGAATCCAATGCCCGTTACTGCAGTTTTTGCGGGTGAGGAGAGCGAGAGCCCCGAGCCTACCGGGTCCGGTGGGGTCCAAGATACATTGGACTGGATAGCCCATTTGACTAACTCGGCGGTCCACGCTTTAGGGTCGGTGCCCGTGCCGTCTCCCGCTTCAGCCCGAGTCACTGTGGGTAACGCCGCGTAGATAGCTTGCCGGACCCGCTCTGCTGTCCAGGCCCTTCGGTCAGTAGCCGCCCCAAATTCGGCCTCGGGTTGTGTTACTGTCGGTAACAGCCCAATGAGGGCTTGGTTGAAGCGGGAAGGGGACCAGGAGCGCGGGTGCACAGAGGCTCCTGCCACGGCTTCGCTGACAGACACTAGGGGCAAGTCGTTGTTCACGAGTAAGAACGTATCCGAATTACTGTCATACCGGACCTCAGCAATTCGACCCGCTACCAGCTCGCCCCCAACGAGGGGGTTCCCCGCACTGTCAGTCAGAGTCTTAGTGCCGAGTGACGCGATATTCACGGTGCTAGGACCGCTATTAGAGTTGGCAACTATAAACCGGGCCCTTGTCCCATCTGAGTACACCGCTGGGTTTTTGCGGGGCCCAATGGCCGATAGATAGTAAGAGTTAAAGGTCCCACCGTCTTGAAAGAACGACCCTGAGGTCGCGTAAGCGGCGAGCGCAATTTCGAGTTGCCCCAGATTCGAAACCGTGGGAGTCTGCCCTGTGTGGAGAATCGCATTAATGACTTCGGCAGCGAGTTGGTCCCACTCGGCGGCGGTCAGTTGATCACCAGTTTGTTTTGTGCTCAGGTCTTGCATACTTTAAACCTCTTCAAAGAATATCTGCCCATCGCTGGGGATCAGACGTGATAGTAGGCACCTCATCAGTCCCAGCCGGGCCGACCCAAAGGTTAGCGGGAACGCGTAGGGGAACACGTCTGGCGAAAGCACTGTAAACTCTACAACTAACGAATGCCGAGCAGTTTTGTCGTCGGCAAAGTACCCAGGATGGGCCAGCCCGTAGGTGTAGCCCGGGATTACGTCAGCGGTCAGCCCAAACACCACGACCAGGGCCTCAAAATCCGACTCGGTCTGCACACCCATCGAGGCCAATTTTGCTAACACCCAGGTCTGCCGCTCCGCGAGGGACCCAGTCCCATTAAAGCATTCGTCCGGGATGCCTAGTGCTGACTCCCACTCTTCGAGGAATACCGATGTGGCGTCCGGCAGGTACTCGCTCTGCAGCAGGCTAATGGCGTCTTGCATGCGCTTGAACTCCCCGGCTAGCCCCTCGATTAACCCCCGGAGGTTCGAGCCCCCAATAGATTTGGCCTCGAATAGAGGGCCGTGGGGCAAATACGCGGCGACTGCGTCCGCGTGTTCGATTAGGCTCCGGTCGGTCATGGGAAGGTCACCGTGCCCAGAGCTGATAATACCCCGGCCCCATTTGAGATGTCCCCGACAGGAGACGCCAGCGTGAACGACTGAACCTTGCCTCCCGTGTCAGGGTCAATCGTGCTGATAATCGCGGATTTATACGCTTGTTCATCATCGTCAACGCCGACGTTGTTGCCCTCAGCGTGGAACTGCTGGAGGTTCGCCCTAACCGCTGCCCGCATGGTCGCGGTGTTTGGCACCAGTTCAGTGAACACATAGTCTATGGGGTTCTCTGTAGGCGCGTGGACAATCAGATTATCCGTGGAGGTTGTAGCGGGCCTGATCGCGTCCAGCACGGTTTTTACGTCCGCGATTTCCTGAGCAGAGGGGAACGGCGCGGGGTCGTTGTCCCGCATGAAGTAAACAACCACTTGGCCTAAAGCGACCAAGGAGTTCGCGGTGATCGTACCCGTGGCCGGGCTAACCGGGGAGCCCGATACGACATAATAGAACTCAGTAGGACTGCGCACTAACAGCGGTTGCTTCGTAACGTTGTACTCTACCTGGGCGGCCCCCGCGACGGAAACCACCATTCCGTCATCGAACCCGTGGGCTACGCCCGTAGTCACTTTCGCTAGCACTGAGTCCGTGAGGGTGATCGACGATACCGCTAGCGAATCACTAACTGTGGCATTAGCCCCGTAGACCCACACGCGGGTGACCCCAGAGACCGTTTTAGCTGCGGCGATAATGTCCGCTTCGTTAAAGTGCGCTACTGGGTTTCGCATCTTGTCTAAATATCGGGCCTGATATGCGGCCCCACTTTCGGCGTCGGTGCCCCCCGCTATTTCCCCCGCGTCTGTGTATAGGGCACTGTTGACCCCGGTCAGCGGGGATTGAAGAGTCAACGGGGCATTGAGGCCTAAGTTGACCGCCACGCCGAACCCGGAGGACTCTACTGGTACAGACGCCATAGTCGCCTGAGTCGTGATCGCCCCGGTTGCGGGGGTGGATGGTGACCCCACGACCTGATACGTAAACGTGGTAGGATCGATCACTGTGACCTGGGCGTCCGTAACGTTGTACTCGGGTTCTGCCGCGCCTGCTATCGTCACTGGTACAAACGACGACAGGAGGTGAGGCGCAGCAGTCACCGCGGTAGCTGTCGTGCCATTCCGCGTCAACGACGCGACCGTGCTACCGAGGGCGGTGATACTCACGCTTGCGGTTGTTAAATATTCGTTCCCCCCGGCCTGTAGCACGGTACCCACAGGGATGCTACTACCCAGAGTACCTGTGGCCGTAGCCCGACCCGTGGCCGGGGTGGCTGGGTTGTACGGGCCTACATAAATAGCGCCCCATCGGTCCCGGTACTCCCCCGTCGCGGTGTCTGGCATTAGACGGCCTTCTGCGCGGGCCAAATCCCGGTAGAAGTCGAATACCCTAAATGCCAGCCCCTTGATCAATGACGCTAGCCAGTGAACCGGCAGGAACGGGTTTGAATCCGGCGCGGAGTTTTTAACATCAGTTTTGATACGGTCAGAAACCTGCTCTGACGTATCCGGTTTTTGCACGGCCATGCTTAACGCCTCTCAAAGTCCAGCCCCGGGCCAGTCGCACCCCAGAGCGTAAAATATTGGTTCCCAGCGTCGCCTTGGTAAACCCACTCAATACCAATGCTGACGGCCCCAGACTGGTATGTGGGGGAGCTGACGGCCACGCGTTCGGCCACATGAGTATCCACCATCCAGCTCATGGCATTCTGTATGACCACACCGAGCTCTGATAGCATCGTCGCGGTCACCCGCTCATGAGTGAACTCCCAGAGCTTTGATCCCTGTTCGAGGTCTGCGAACTCGTTGCCGAGCCAACCTCGCCGCAGGGGGGCCGCCGGGACTTCCGCCGGGGTAGCTCGCGCTTCTTCAAATATTGACATCAGAATTGCGGTATCCAGGCTTTGTGCTGTCGCAATGTCACCCGAATCGGTCCAGCTAATGTCGAAGTACCCATTGTCGGTGTTTAACTGCACGTCTGTCGTCATATAGACCCCCCAACAGGCCCATTTGTGGTGGCTTGGATGTCCGCCCCAGAGTCAGGCCCTTGTGTATGCACATGGCTCAGGAATGAGACCCCGTTCACAATTAAGTCTCCTCCAGTCAGGCGAACGTCTTTGCTGCCCGTGTCAATTTCCACGCTGCCGTCCTTCTTCAGAGTAATCCGGCTGCCAGCCGAGGGGTGGAAGAACGTAGGCTCATCCCGCGCCACCCCTTGCGGCTTAGAAGTCGAAACGGGGAACGCAACGCCCGGAGCGGCCACCCACAGGAGGGTATCATCGGGTAGATCGCAGTAGAAGCCATACTGGCTTACCGTCGCGTACGCGCCCGTGCGGCCCATCGCCACCCCTTGCTGCTGGGGATAACTCGTGCCCGTGTCACGCCCGGTAACCCGCGCCCAGAAGGCCCTAATTCCAGTAAACGTCATTCTGTTTCCCCGCTGGTTTGGCCGCTCGAATCTGTTCGTCGATAGTGTACACATCGCGCTCTACTAACTCCAACGTGCTCAGCGAACCCTCGCCCTCACGTTGTGTGAACGTGACTGTCGCGATAAGCATTAGCGTTGAGATGTCCGCCGGCTCCGAATTTACTCGGACCAGCGTATTCTCTGCCCAGACCTGACCCGTACCAGCAAAGCTATGGCCATGCACGGTACAGGTCAACCGCGTGGATTTGGCCCGGGCTAATTGACGGGCCCATTCTGCTAGGCTCTGGAGGTCGTCATTGCTGTACGCCCCCGCTTGCACGCTGACAAACTGGCGCCCGGGTGGCACATCAGGGTCAGTCGTGCTACCCCACTGCGTGACCAAGGCGTCGGTAGTTACCTCTCCAGAAAAGTTCAGTGCTCGTGGGTCTAACTGGCCCCGGGTGATATAACGATTAAACAACGTGTCGACATCCACAGCCCAAGTGTGGGAGACGATATTGTTCGAGTTAGAGCCCTTAACGCTCTGCAAGATTGCCCCCGAGTCGCTTCCCTGGGACTGCGTCAGTAGTAAGTCGCCCGCCCCGGTTGACGACAGGAGGGCCTGGCGCTTTTGCGCGTACTTCTGCAGAAAGGCCAGGGCAGGCTCCCCGACCTGCGGGGCGATGAAGTCCGCTGATACTGAAAACGGGGCTGTTGCTGGCAATTGGTCAACTACACGGAGGGGAGACCCTATGCTGCGGATCACCAGCTCCGCGAGCCGTTTCAGTGTTAGCTGATCCGCCGAGACGTCGCCGAGGGTGTCAATACTGGAATCAATCAAGTCACTCGTGAAGTCCCGCCCGGAGTATATTACTTCATGGCCCCCTTCAGCGTCCCGACCCGAAACCCGCGAAATCCTCCCGGTAGTGACGGTCACCCCGTCTACCCGGATTGTAACCACGTCCTGCACTTTAAATGGCGGGAACCCGGCCACTGCCGATGCGGTAAATGAGAAGTCGTTCGCAACGGACTCTATCGAAACTCGGCACTCTACGGATGTGAAGTCCGCGAACGGAGCGCCGTTTACAAGTATTATGATCATTCGGCCAGTATCCTGAAAGTCCCCTTGATAAACGCGTTTTGCTCCACGTCGTTTAGGTCCGCTAGGGTGTCAACTAACTCTGTCGTTCCATAGTACTGATACGTCAGTATAGATAGCGGCGTAGGCGTCGAAACGACGATTTGGGTGACTGACTGCGCACCGACCTTGGCAGCGTCAAACACCGCCTGTGCGGTAGTCCGAAGCCGGGTCAGTTGTTCGATTGCCTCGGCGGACAATGCGGGGTCCGGCCAGCACACCATATACCGAGCCTCCAGAAGCTGGAGTACCCGGGTGAGCTCGTCTGCGTTAGTAAATTCTGCTTGACTATAATTTGTGTACGCGGAGACCAGCGCCTTAGTGCGCACCGTTGCCCGAAGCGCCTGACGGTTGCTAGCGCGCTCCGCCAAGCCCACAGTGGTTGGGACAGCCACGGGGTCGTCTGACCCAAACCCGAATAGCCGGCTATAGATTGCGCCTACCTCGGTTACCGAATCCGTGACGAATGTGTCCAGCGACACAAAGATGTCAGAGACTCGATTGGCGAGTTTTATCGGGGCTAAAGCGAGGGCCGTCGCATCGGTGGTGAGCCGCCGCAGCATTGTGGCCACCTCTGCGGCTGAATCAATTGTCGGCGTGGTGGAATCTATAGCCTTCTCGACGGCAGGGACGAGTGATCGGATATTCTCGACTGCGTCAGTGTAGTTACCTGTGAACGCTGGCGTCACTTGGTACCTCGCCGCTAGGTCTGCGTCCAACGTAGTGTTCAACTCATCCGCTTGGCTCACCACCTGCGCGGCCAGGGCCCCAGACTGAATGGGAATGCCGTCCCCGTCGTCAATCTCGAATGTCACTAAGATGGAGGCCCGGCCGAGCTCGCTGCTGCGCTCTGTCAAGGTATAACGGCCCGTTATGACGTTTTCGATGGCCCCGAAGGTCGGGTGCACAAATGTGCCCTTGACCCCGTCGTCGAGTACCCGCAGCGTCTCCTCACGGACAGCATAGTAATTCGTGTGGGGCAGCCACAGGGTCAGTGCGAACGCCCGCTGCGCCTTGCCCTGTCGCTCAATTGATTGATTGTCAGAGCCAGGATATTGGAACTTAATCAGCCGGTTTCCGCCAGTGGTTGTTGACTCGACAAAGGTCAGGTCGACGCCTTTATAACTGCCCCTTTTGAGCTGGATGATCTCGGTCATGGAAATAGTAACCCTACGTTGGCCCGTTGTACCCCAGACCGGGACACCGCGACGGGCGTCGTTTGAGTCAGGCCGCGGTCTAGCCCTACATTCACACCAACGGTAACCTCGGACTTGGACTCTAGTGCCTTTACCAGAAAGTCCGGCAGGACATCATGGGGAGACGGTAAAAAGCCCGACGCCTTAGTGTATGCCGCGCTCGTGAGCCCCCCGACTTTGTCGAGTAACTCGACGGCACGGCCTACGGTCTCACTGATGGCTTTGCCCACCTTTTCCAGATTCTTGATGAGCCGGTCAAACGCCTCGCCAATGAGTTCACCCGCCAGTACCCCCACGCGGGTGAAGTCGCGTACCTGCTGGCTGGATGTGCCCTCAGACCCGAAGAGCCGTGCAATTATCTGGCCCGTCTCTTTGAAGTACCCAATCAATCGCTCTAGCGTCGGCCCCGCGGAGGCGTCAAACCCCCGTTTGAACCCACCGAGGAAGGTCGTCACCGCGGCCCAGTTCTTGTGCAGCCAGTGCGCGGCCCCCGCCGCTGCCAACGTGAGAGCCCCGACTGGGACGAGAGCCGCTGTCACCACAGGGGCCAGTGTGGCAAAACCCGCGGTTATTGCGGGTATCACCCACCCGATACCCGCTAGGAGCACAAGCAACGGCCCCGCTGCTGCTGCAATAGCCCCTACCGCCACCACTGCTTGCTTTGAGGTGAGGCTGAGGCCATTGAGCCACTCAGCCAGGCGGCGGATCGTCTGGGTCAGCTTTAGAGAGGCGGGGAGGAGGATCATACCGAAACTCTCTTTTAGGTCCTGTATCCGGGTGGCGGTCAGACGCTCTTGGTTCGCCAGATCCTGGAGTGTACGCGCGTAGTCCCCGATGGCGTTTTTACTCTGCTCGATAGCCAGCATTAGGGTCGCTTCGGCTTTCGCTTGTTGCAACGTCGCAAACTGCCGGCCCTGAGCGACGAGCGTCTGAATTTTCTGTTTAACTAAGTCTTCGCTGATTGCGACACCCAGCGACTTCAGCTGCTCCCGTTCGCCAAGCAGCGCTTTAGTGAGGGCCTCACTGGCGCCCAAGGTGCCCCCTTGGTAGTTCGTAAAGGAAGCTAGGTCTACGGCTAACTGGTTCACCCTGTTCGATAAACGCAATGCTGCCTCCTGGGTAAACCCAAAACCCGTGAGCAGGTCCCCAGTGTCTCCCAGCAATTGCCGCGCCATAGTACCGGTCAACCCATAGTCCTTTGCGAGTGCTTGCGCGGTGGATTGCGCGGTGGCGCTAACATCCCGGAAAACAGTATCGAACTTTGAGCGGACCTCGACTGCGTCGCGAGCGGCGTTTTTAGCTGATCTGGCGGCTAGAATGAGCGGCGCGGAAACCGCGGCGCCCAGACCCAGACCCACCTTCGAAACGCGCTCCATTGTTGTGCGCGTTTTCTCTAGGCTTGCCCGCATTTTGTCATTCGCAGCCCGGGCTTTATCTGCCGCGACGGCAAATTGCTCTCGGGCCTTGATGATGTATTGGACAACGAAGGATTTGTTAGCCACGATTTACCTCCTCAAGGATTTTTGTCACGTGTTGGTGCAGCTCCCGGACGCGGGACCCGGAAGCCGCTTGGAGGTATTCCATTGACACCCCGCCCCGCATGGCATACGCGATGCGGGTAAGTCCGAGCTGATAGTCCGGGTGCCCGACAACTATCAGCTCAGAACGAAAGCCCCAATGTACGTGCCCACCAATTTACGCATGTCCGCATGCGAAAGGTCATCTAACCGTGGCGTCGTGATCGGCTTCTCGCCGCCCATCAACACCGTGGTTTTGAATAGCTCGCGGCAATGCAGCACCACGCGACTCATGTCGACCCCAGCGCTGTTCATCAGAGCCAGGGTGGACTCCGCGTCTGCGACCTCGTGGGGCCCATCCGCCTTCGGGGTACTTTCGGCCTCCAGGCCTTTGACCAGATCGGCCATTTTCATAACGGCGGATTGGATCAGGCTCTCCAGCTCGCAACAAATGTGGGAGACCTTCCCCATGGGCTCAATCAGAGTGACGAATGTTGCCTCGGTAGGCCCGGTCGCCCCCGTGTACTTGAGGGGGCTCGATAGATCAACGGTGATTTCTTTTGCAGTCATTACGCTACCACCAAAGGTGCCCCCTCGAATTCAACTGAGAACTTCCCCTCAGTCTGTAGTAATTTTTCTGGGTCATTCACCATACTCGCGGACACGAGCGTACGAGCCAGTCGGTTGCCCGCTGGGTCAATCCCACTCACGACCACGGTATTAGTCCCGATTGGCCGGGCTTTGACGTCTCGGAAAAAATTGGCCGAGCTGACGGACATCGGGACGTCAAACATAACTTTCCCAATTTTCGTGCTGAGGTCCTCCGCGGGGACAACAATGATGTCACCCCCGCGTGAGGCGGTCCGGGTGTTCACAGAGCCTTGGCCTTCCACGATCTTCAGTGAGTTGTTTTCGATTGAGACTAGCTCGTCATTTACTTCCACAGATGCGTTAGTCAAAGGTATTTCTAGGCCCATAAGGAACCTCCTTACGCGTCGAACGCGATTGAGAAACTGAAGTTAGCCGCCCGGAACTGCGTCACAGGATACAGTGTGGCACCGACGGTAAACGTCCCCGCGCTCACGTTGAACGACACGGTTAGCGCTTCCCGGTGGCGCTTGTCGTAGTCCACGGTTTCCCCGTCCTGTGTACCAACACCTTTCATCAGAAGGCCCAAGTCCCCCAGTTCGCTGATTTTCCGCATAATGAACGCCGCAACGGAGGCTTCGTTAGCGGAGTCAACGCCAGGTATCAGCGCCCCCGCCGTGCCCCGGTACTGAGGGTACTGGGCCCGCGTGTTATTGATAAGGTACTCGCGGCAGGCGGTTGCGGTGTCGACGTAGTTCAGGTACTTCCATGTGGTGTCTGGGTTGCCGGCTGCGTCGGTCTTATACGTTGTGACCACGTCACCCGTAATGACCGTATTTTGTGCGCGGTTGGCGTCCATGACGAACCCACCAGCGGCCTCCAGTTGGGCCACCTCCGTCTGGTCCCAGGAGGTCCCAACGAAGGGCAGCCCAGCATTCGCCAGCGGGGTATTGAAATACGGCTTAGAGTTAGTGTGGGGCCCGCCGAATGCATCGCCCGCCGAACGGGCAATAACCGTGTTCCCCAGCAACGCCCCGTCTGTTCGTCGGAGCGCTCGGATAGCTGCGAATTCTGCGACCTTTAGGTGCGCTGGTTCGAACACTGTCGGACCCGCGTAGTTTGCGGTTCCAGCTCGACGGTCTACACAGGCGCAGACCGAACTCGAATTCAGCGAAGCCAGCGCGGTTAGATGGTTCGCCAGCGTATCAATTTTGCCGTAGAACAGCCGCCCATCTTGGATATCGTTCGTCACATTGAATCTGGCATCTAGGACACTGACAACGTCTGTTGGGTCCTCGAACATCCACACGATGCCCTGATAGCGGTCCGCGCCGATGACGTCTAATACCCCAGTCAGGGACCCATCCGTGCCTGCCACCGTAGCACCAAACTGGTTCACAGTGAATGTGATCCCGGGCACAGTACCAGTGAGGTTCACCCCGATGGACTGGGACCAGGTCCCGCGCACCGTGGCAGTCAGCAGTACGGCGGAGCCACTCGGAGAGGCGTCTATGAACTCGGACGGGCTCGCAGTCACAGCCGCGGCCAGGGCGGTCACAATTGTTGCGGCGGTATCCCCCGCGCTGACGCTCAGCACATAAGGCTCCGCGTTCCGACTGCCGAGGGTCAGCTGCAGTGTGCCGTCCGCCGTCGCGGTACCAGCGAATATGATCCCGCCAATGCCCTTGGACTCACCCGTGAGGTTTAGGCCAATGGCGTCAAACCGGGTGACGGGGTTAACCTCGCGGGCGCGAGTCAGCGCGTGAGCCAATGGGGACCTAGCGCCATACAAGGTGTCCCAGGTGGTGCTACTTAACAAGTTCTCAGTCAAGGCCCCGTCTGGTGCGGTAGCGACATCTAGGTCCTGCGGCCCAACAAACAGCAGTTTCTCTTCAGCAAGTCCGACTGTTTGGCTGCTGGACTGCAGCGCCCCAGTGACGCGTGGACGTGAAATCGCCATCAGCTATCCCCCTTCTTAGTGGTGGGCTTCTTGGGCGGCAGGCTGGACTCTTCGGTCACAACACTGACGCAGTTGTCCTGGGCAGCGTCCCGCACACGGGCGCGCCAATACTGTGCTAGGGGGACGCCCCGCCCGTTATCCAGTACCTCTAGGGCGTCCCCCGGGGATTTACCCCATTGCGCGGCCAAGGCCGCATTATTCAAAACTAACTTCATAGTGGTACCTCGTCTAGGTTAGCGGAGCCCGTCAATGTAGCGTTATCCGCCAAGAATGTGAACGAAACGTCACGCATCGCCACGCTGAACTGCTCTGAGTATACATCGGCTCGGGTCGCCTGGGCCAATTGCTCGAAGGTGATTTCGTGAACATAGATGGCCCGGTTTTTGCCCTGAGTAGGGTCATCGTAAGCAAACACCCCATGCCCCGTGCAGGTGACCTGCCCATAATCATATGTGAACCCGGTAGTGAACTGAGCCCGCTCCAGAGAGCGTAGGACCGCTGGCGCGTACTCTGACTCCACAGTGTCCCGGGCGCCTGCCGCGTCTAGCACGTTGGTCGTGTTCTGAATGATGTAGACCGCAAACGACTGGACAAAGACGGGGTTGTGTTGTGCGTTGCCGAATGTCGAGTCGGCCGCATCAGTCAACTCGCTTCGGTTCTTACTCTTAATCACGTCCCCCAGTTGTACGACGAGCTGGTTCGCGCCGATGGCCTCCGCGGTGTAAAGGTCCCGCAGGTACAGCCCTATGTCCAGCACGGCCCCGATACGGATGCCGGTCTGCACCTTGGCAGAGGTAACGGCAGGGTCGGTATCTGGTGCCCAGGGCAGCGCGATTTCAAAGGTGTCCGGCGTCACCGCCAACGCTTGGAAAACGCCGTTATAGGCGGACACACCGCCCTCGACAACCAATGGGCTGCCGGTCACTGCCGTTGGCCCTGAATCGGCCACGTGGATTATGAGAGTCCGGCGGTTGGGCACTTCGGCCAGCTCGAATGTCCCGTTGAATTCTGGCTCGGAGGCCCCCGCGATGGAGATCACCTTACCTCCATTCAGGCGGTCTAGCGCAGACAGCGTGAGGTCGTGATCAGTCACCGTTTGAAATGTCGCGAGCGCGCCGATCCGGGAGAAGGTCCCCGCATCGATGTACACAGGGGTCGTTGTCCCCACGATAGCCACAGTTTGTCCTTCGATTAGGCCATGGGGCGCAGCAGTGGTGACCTCTGCGGTCGGCCCCATGTGAGTAATGCCTAGGACCCCCGTCTGGTCTGTAAAGTCCGGGGTATAGCGCGGGACTTCCCGGGCTAGTTGGGTCACGATGTCAGCGGCTTTCATAATTGGCGTTGGATGCCTCGCGCGAGGGTATTGAGCGTATCACGCTCTTTTGCCTGTATTGAGTTCCTCAGTCCGGGCCGTGCCTCCATCCTGGGTGTACCACCCTCTAAATACCCGGAGTACGGCGCGGACAGGCCCATGGTTAAATCCCGGGAAATCCGGGCGTCCAGGGATTTGCGATAGGTCCCCGTTCGATTAGCGGGGGTCTCCCCCGGCGCTGAGGCCCTATGCGGCCGGCGCCTACCCAGGCGGTCGCGGCCGATGTACAACCGCCCTGACTTATTCCGGCTCAGGACTTGGCGGTTAAATTCGTCACGAATATCGTTAGCAATAAAGAACCAACTGCGGCGGATGCCCTCGCGGGTATTCTCGGCCAAGTGCTCAATCGAGCGGGTAAACCTCCCGTCCCCCAGGGGGCCGGATACAGTTACTACGATCATGCTTTGTTTACCCCCAGGGTGTCGTCCCCGCGCTCGGTGCATAAGAGAACGAGGACTTGGTCGTTCTCGCAAGCGTTTTCTACAGACAGTATCTTAAGGCGCTTAGTGCCTTTGACTAGTACGTAGTTCTCTGCAGTAAGGTCCGCGCGATACCGCAGGCACAGCCTATGGGTCGCTGCGGTTTCAGTGTTCGTCGAGTCAAACACGGTGACTCCCTGCACTGTCCGGACTAAAGCCATGTCTGAGGTGAGGTCCGTGAAAACTGCGGTGGGTCGCCCATTCAGCAGCTTTGTCTCACGCGACTGCGGCGTGATGGGCTTCCCAACCCGGGCTAGGTTCCGCAAAAATAAGTTGTGGCTCATAAGAAATAATCCTGGGCATCGCCGCCGGCTGAGCCGATAGAGTACAGGCCCGCGGCGGGTTTATCTAATTCCGCTAAACAGCCCATGCTTAGGGTGTTAGCCATTTGACCGAAGGGAGTCCCCAGCATCCCGGTCCCGAACTTGAATCCGTACCGAGCCGACGCCCCACAAGTGGGGTTAGTCTCGGAGGACATCGTTAGTGTGTTGTCGGTTACCGCAGCGAAGTGGGCCGCCAAGTACGTCTCAATTTGCAGCAACGGGGCCGGGGGCCAGTCCTCCCCACGTCCGGCCGCTACCACGTCGACCACCGCGGTGGCGGCGTTTATGGCCGCTTGAACCTGAGGGTCCGTCAGGGTCGTCCCTGCCGGGAGTATAGCTTGCACGCTTACTACATCTGTTCGAGCCATTAGTAGTCCTCTTCCCAGTTAAAGCTGACTTGTACGTCAGCGGTAGCCGCCGAGGATGATACCTGGGCAGCAATAACTAAAATATCTCCCGGCAACACAAAGTCGTCGCTGTCCGCCAGGGCGTTAAAATGGAGGTCTTTATCCGTCGTTACGGTTATTGCCCCGAAGGACGAACCCCCACTGACAGCCACATTGTCGAGCGTGTATTCTGCAACGGACTGAGCTTCGTTATAGTAACTGAATACCACGGGTGCGGCGAATACCGGGTTTAAGATCAAGCGGAAGAACGTGGGCTTGTTGGCCTGAGCGGCAGCGGACAGCAGGATCGGGTAGAGTTCTGAGAAGTTCAGGCCGGTACCGAATGCGACGCGGTTACGAACCGCTAAGACCGATGTCAACGTGGCACCCACTGTAGCCTCGGCGTTAATCGCCTGCCGGTTCAAGTCGCGGACCCGTTGGCCCTCCAGGAACGAGCCCGCGGATGCGCCCCGTAGAGTGATACTGGCCGTAAGGTCAAAGCTCTGGGAAAACCAGCCGGTCCAGAACTCGGGGCTGGTAACATTGGGCTCCACGTGTGCGTTAGCGTAGCTCAACGAATGGACCAGGATTGGCTTCGATGACACAGGCTCTTCTACGAAAAAATTCACGCCACTATAGCCGTAGTTGACTTGGATCAGGTATGAGTTCCCCCGTGTCGGGTCAAGCCATGTGCAGGGGTCTACGTTCCACTCGGGCTGTGGGATAAACATTGTGTCCGGGAATCGACCAACGCCCAATTGTGCCCAGGTGGCGGCTGCGGTGCTTCCGGTGAAGCCGAACGCCCCCGCAGGTCCCGGCTCGGTTGCGGTCGCCAGCAGGACCGCCTGATTGGCGGTGATTCGGTACCCGGGCACGACCCCGTTGAGGCCCTGCGCTAGCTCGGCAGCATTAATCGCGGGAGTGGCCCCGGCGAGTACGACTACATAGGGGATACCGTCAACTGTGACCGTAGCCGCCCCGGTCCCCGCCACTGTGACTGTCAGCGCTTGTTGCTCTACTACGCCCCGGGATGAGTAGGCGATCCCGAAAGCTTCCAGGAACGAGCTGAAAAAGTAACCGCTCTCCGGGTTAAACACCCCCGCGGCTTGGAGCGTCTGATCCACGGGTGCGCCGAATACCGCGGAGAACCGACCTTGTGCGCCCTGCCCCGGCCGAGCTGTGGCCGCTCGGCGGGTGCGGAGGTAGGCCCGACCGTCCGGGCCGGTGCCGGAGTACAGTACAAAATTGCCGACCGAGGTCGTCACAGAGCCGTCCCCCGCTTCGGTGAAGAACGCATCGGACAGAATCCCGTACTGCGCTGAAATTTGGGTAATTGCAGTCAACGACTCGTTGAGTTCGCCAGAGTATGCGGTCAGCTCGACGCGTCGGTTGAGGTCCGCCTGCTCGACATTTAGCAGCCCGTCTTTGCTTTGAGAGTATGCCCACAGTGTCGGCGAGCCCTTCGGGGTCCTCAGCCGCTCTCCGGGGGCCAACCGCCGGTACGCGGGGTTGCTAGGGCCTTTGCCCGGTTGATCCCGCGCGAACGCGTAGCTGACCCCCATAGCGGCCACATTTTGGACGTCTAGCTCCGTGCCCGAAGGATGGCCTGACAAAAGATTAACGTCTGTCCAAGTGTTTTGGGGTATGAATATGTTTAACGTCGTTTCAGGCATACACGTAAAAAAGGGACCCGAGGGCCCCACTCCGTTACTTGGCCTTGGGCGCCGGTGGGGCAGCAGGCTTCGGCTCTGGCGCCGGTGGGGCAGCAGGCTTTGGCTCTGGCGCCGGTGGGGCAGCAGGCTTTGGCTCTGGCGCCGGTGGGGCAGCAGGCTTTGGCTCTGGCGCCGGTGGGGCGTCCGTCTGGAACTCTTCCTCGGCTTCGACGGCGGTAACCAACTTTTGTTTCACCGCCCGTGACTCTGGTCGGAGCCGGACCTTGGCCCCAACAGGGACCTCGGTCAGCTTACCCATCGACATGAAGTACATCCCGGGCTTACCCACCCGGTACTCTTTGTTGCTCATGAGCTTTACCCCCTTTAGGTAAGTGCTAAGGCCATCAACGTGGCTTTGCGGCCATAGTAATCCGTCCGTGCTTCGAAGCCACAGGCCCCCCAAACCGCAAAGTTGTAGTTAGAGTTATATAGCGGACGGGGCATGGGCACTGTGTTGATCCCCATACCGACAATCGGGCGCAGGGCTACCCCGTCGAGTGGGATCATCATAAACTCATTACCCGTAAGCTTCGAGGAGGTTTTAATCGCGGCCACCCCCTGCAATCCCGCCAGACGCTCTACAATTTTTTTGGACTCGTAGGACTCCGAGCTATTACGCTCCAGGTTAGACCCAATTTCACGGGACACGTATACAGTGCTCTCGCGCTGGCTATTGTTTGTGATCCAGAGCACGTCGCGTACTTGTTTGAACGCGGCTTCGATGTCCGCGTACGCTTGTGTCTGATCCGTGAAATCAAAGTTGACCCCAGCCGCGCCCAGGTCGGCTTTCGCGACCCGCGCGTCATTGCGCATCCCCTGCCATGAAATACCATCGACGACGATATAGTTGCCGTCTTTGTCCACGACGCCATCCATCAGTGTGTCGACGTAGCGGCGGCGTAGCGTGCTCACGTGTTCGCGCTGGTCGTCAATCAAGGCATCGAATCCCTCAGCCGTTTGGGCCGCCCACTCCCGCCAGTTGCGGCCGTAGCCGGTGTCATGAATGGGGATGATCGTGCCATCGTACGTGTACTCTGTTTGATCAATGTTGATACCGATCTGGCCGGTCATTGACGTTTGAGCGATACCCGCGTCCGACGCTCTACGGAACTTGTGGACTAAACGGCCGATGCTCACAGAGCGCGAGAGCGGCAGCAGGTCATTCAAGATAGTGTCACCCTCATCAGAGCTGAATCGCTCGACCGTGACGTTGTCTAGCTCTTGATACACATCCTGCGGGATTAGACCCGTGTTAACTCGCATCCCCGACGCCCGAACGATCTCAGCGTGGCGGTTCTCATTGAATCGGAAGGCGTTACGCGCCTCTTGCACCTCTTGCCATTGCTGCTGTGCAGTTCGGCTGTTGGCGACTAATGACTGTCGAAATAACATCGTATCCCCTTATGCTTTCTTGACGCGAACGAGTTGCGTCGCAGTTGTTGTGACGGCTTCGTCGCTATAAGCCACGATTTCGTTCGTGCCGTCGGTCAGCGCAATGACCAGGAGCCCCGCGCCGTTTCGTGTCAGTGCGGTACCGACAGACAGCGCTTGACCCGTTGCCACGAGGGCATTGACGCTCTCCCCCGAACGGGGCTGGATCGCAACCATGTTCTCGTTAATGGCCCACGCGGTGTCGACAGACCTACTTCGCATTTGGTCTTTATCTGCCACGAGCCAGAGCTGACCAAACACTGTGGCTGCGGCCGCGTTGGGCGCAAAACCTGCGCTGCTGCGTGACAGCGTAGTGCCCGGCAGAGTAGCCGCCGTGGCAACCGCCTCTGAGCACAGTGGTTTGTCGTTCGCGCCGTCCGCTGGGCCGACCCAGATCACCCGTTTTCCTATTGTTGACATAATGTCACTCCTCTATTACTGGGGCATTTCAGTTGGGGCCGCGTACAGGTCTGCTTCCCCCGAGTTCGTGCTGAGCGCCGGGGGTAGGCCCACAGAGGTCCCGAGGTGGGACGCCATCCCCTTAAGTGTCTCCAGAGGCAGCCCCTTCAACGCTGCCTCATCCAGCCCGGGATATCGCTTACTATTCAAGACCAAGCCCGCCAATTGCTCCACCTCGGCGGTTGACTGCGCGTTGAGCTTGAGCTCTATAGCTGTCAACTTCTCGGTCAGAGCGTTAAGCGCGGTGGAAGTAGCATCAGGCTGTTCTGTGCTCCCGTCTCCTCCGGCGGCGGCACCCGACTGCTCAGTATCGGCGTTAGCCGTGAGCGTCTGATAAGCTGCTAGCAGGGCGGTGTCGTCCAGACCTTCAGTGGGGACCCCCGCTCCTGTTAGCGCGTTCAAGATCAATTCTTTCATGTTGTCACCATTGTCGCTGTTGGTTTTTAGTTCGTATGTCACTCGCCGGTCAACCGGCTCTGGCAGGCCCACTATTGTGGCCTGAGAACCGTCCAAACGGTAGGGGACTCGGTAGAATGTGTCGTCAGCTCGATAAATGACGACGTCCGGATAAATCTCTTCTAAGTAATCGGGCTCTTCCAGTGCGGAACGCTCAAAGGCCTCTCGTATGGCCTGATGGACTTCGGACTGAGAAGACCCATCTTCGTTGCCTACAAGGACCCTTGGTGGGGTAGGGCCTAGCGCTACTGAGTCAACTTCAACTTTAGCCCCGTCCTGATTAACTGCCATTCCGACGCCTTGCCCGGGCTGGGCCGCGCCGACCCCATCTAGGAGGATGGCATTGTGGTCGAAGTCCAGGTCACGTGCGACCCAGTTATACTCGTCCCCGGCGGCGTTGGTTTTAGGCGTAGGAACGGGCTCTACACTCAGCCACAGGCCTACACTCGTGTGTATCGGCCGAGCCCGTTCATTGGTTTCCAGCTCTACCACCCGGTCAAGCAGCCGCCGGCCTCGGTCCGTTTTACCGGCCTCGGCAACGTTGATAGCAACATCATGGAGGACCCGGCCATCTTCCCGCCGGACGTTCTCGTTCCACGCGCCGGCATAAAACTGGTGAATCCCGACCGGGTCACTGGCGGACACGAACTCGTCAGCGCCGTTGCTGGGGTGACCGACCGGGGCCAGCTTCCGCTCTAACCCGTGGAAGCTCTTCGCGATCTCCTCCGCCGGGTACAGGCCCCCATTCATCACCACGTTGTCTGGCAGTGTGGCCGCCGATACTACGACATGCTCAACACCCTCCCGGATTTCCCGCTTGACCGCGTCCCGCTTGACCACGCTGCGGCACAGGACCAGCTTTCGTTTTAATTGCGGCATATCCGCTACCCCGGTAATTTTTCGTACAGTTTATGCCCCGCCTGCGTCGTTGTCGAATTTTAACCTATAGTCAGTTCATTCCCCTCGGCGTTGGTCAGGACCGTCTCTACGGTACAGTAGCAATTGATCCGGTTCGCCCCAGTGTCCCACCAGTCCCGCTGTTCCCGTATTGAGTACAGCCGGTTATGCCGGGCCGCGTGCGCGTCTCGCGTGCGGTTGAAGAGCAGCGCCGAGATATGACGTACCCGGGTATTGAGCCCCGTCTGAGCCGTGGCTATCTCAGCGGCGTTCAATCGGCCGTTGTTGTACGCGGCCCCTACCTGCGTCAGCACGTCCCGCCGAGCGTCAGACGTAGCAACATCAAAACGGCCCCGGATGTCGTCGACGATGCCTCGCGGCGGCTTCCCGGCCCGAAGGCCAAGATTGAGCTGCAAGTTTACCCGCTCGCTCGTTTTCTGCGCTAGCGTCTTGAACGCGCTGTAGTTCGTTACATACTCTAGGTCCAGCGCAGCTCTATACACGGGGCTGAACAGTACCGTTTCGCCTGCTACCGGTTGGGGCTTGGTCCCCGCTGCAGCGACGACTCTGAGCGCTACGGCCAGCGCTACAACCTCACGGTTGAACTTGACAACCTCCTCGGTAGTGCCCTGCCGGAATGGGAGCTCCACATCGGACTTCCACCACCAGCTCGGCGGGATTCGGTCACCCCCCACGTCTAGGGTTGAGGCGAGGTACCCCCGGATGTCTGCGTTCAGCCCTTGCAGCTGTTCGGCGGTGATATCGTACTGATACCGCCCGCCCGCCCCTCGTCGGCGGGGAACCCGGTCGACCCGGTCCACGACTTGGCGGAGGGCCTCACGCAACCGTGCGACCAACCGCGCTAGAGACCGGGCCCTGTTCGATGCTTGACCCGAGGGGTCTGATTCTGTCTTCTGGCCCATTTTATGCCTCCAGCAGATCGTGGGCCGCCTCAGGCTCGTACCCCGCGGCCTGTTGAATCTGTACGCCAGAAAACGCGATTTCGCCCCCGGCGAGGTACTGCTTCTGGTTGATATCTGCCATTAGCCCCGCGTTTGCCAGCCGCTCCGCGTCGCTGAGTGTAAGCAGGTCTTCCCATTCCAGCCCTATGCTCCCCGCGGCAAGAATGCCCCAACGTTGCATCCATTCCAGCACTGAGAGCACGAGTTCTGTCTGATAATTTTCCCGGCGGCTGTTGGCCCGGGTGAGAAATAGCCGGGAGTCCTCCTTGGACGCCAGGACGCCTGTCTGCCGCCCGATGAGGATCGTTGCGGGGATGTGGGACCCAGCAGCTATGTCGCTCATTGCTGCGTCGAAATGCGGGTCCGATGACACCAGCGTGGAATTAAGGGGTGAAGGGTTCATCCCTGGCGCGACTAGCCCGCGCCGCATCCGGTTGTGGGACCAGTCGTCATAATTGTCTTCGAACTTACTCAGCAGGGCCTTCGCCCCCGTGAATGCCTTCGCGTCAGAAACACCGAACACGACCGACTGCGCCGCGTTTTTATAGAACCCCTCGGCGCCCCCACCGATGATCTTTCGTAAGTCCATCAGCGAGTTATAGATGGACTCTAGCGCCGGGATGCCGTAAATCCCCCCGTCGTCAGCGCCTTCGGCCGCAATGACCACACGGTCTGGGTGGATCAGGAACGTTGCGGCGGTCTCGGTGTTGCGGCCCCCTGTGCTAGAGGCCCTGTACCGGTACATCGTAGGCTGGCCGTATGCCTCTGACCGGGGGTCATTCTCAACCGACTCCACCTGTAACTGACCCTCATAGAGTGGGGTGGCGCTGACTAACGCGCCCTCCCCGCCCAACTTGCCCCGGATCGGGTTCTTCGGGTCCTCGTTGTCTCGGACCCGCATGAATAGGCCCGCATAGCGCCCCACACGTTGCCTGACGTCCACCCCTTTTAGCCGTTGCCACAGTTTTATGCGTTGGTCTAAGCGCTCTAGATCCTGCAATGTCGCAGCCGGGGCTCCTACCGTGGGCGCGCTCAGCCAGCCGATCTCGACGGGCGTGTCGACTACAGCACGGGCGATACCGAACCGGCGATACATATTCCAGAATTGTGCAAATTCGAGCGTCTGGGGGTATCCGTAGTCAAGATACACGTTATGCATTGTGTCGCTGAAGTCATATCCCCCTGAGGCTGCCGCGCCGATGCGTTCCCGCCAAGAGCGCTCGGCAAGGGCGTTCACGGCTAATGCTAAGTTTTGCCGCGCGTGGGGGTCCAAGGCCTCGTCGTTTTGAGCTGTCAGTAACTCAGTTAAGATATTCATGCGAATTGTCCCCTAGTAATTCGGCCAGCAGTTCTGCCATATCAGTGCGGTCCTGCCGCAGCGCAAACGCCGCTATGGCTGCGTCCGCCAAGTTCGTGGACGGGATCCCCCGCTTGCGAAGAGATTTCTTTGATTCTACCCGGATTTTGCCGCTCTCGTCATACTCTATGCGGGGCCGGGACAATTCTGAGATCAAGTCCGCGGTGCAGGGCAGGTCAGACGGGATTATGAGCAGCTCGCCGGGCGGGTACTCGCGCCCCTCAGTGACCGCCAAGTACGTCTTGTAACAACGGTCACGCATCCGCCACCATTCCTGCGCCTTTACGTTCAGGAACATATCCTTGTTCAGTCGGCCCTCGACGAACTCGTCCTCGGGGTTTGTGACCCCTGCCCCAGCGTTAAATCCCCGCACATTGAGCCGTGCCCCCGCAAAATGTGGCTGCTCGGCCAATTCACGGGCCTTGGCCTTAACCCCTGCCCCGACGCCGATAGAGTCATAAAACAGCTCGTCAATGCCATTCTCAATGCAGTGTAGCCACGCTTTTGTCGCTGTAGCGCCGGTGTCCCCCTCGCGCCATTGATCGATACTGACAACTGCTGGGCCGTGCCGAGCAACCATCGCGTTAGCATCGGCCCCTTCGTCGGCCACGTCTAGCCCTGCTTGCCTGACCCCTGAGGGGGCCCCGAGACCTAGCGCAATGTGCGCGTCTTTGCAGGCACGCACGTACTCTGCGGGGATGAACGTGTCCGACACCGCCGCCGCATAGTCCCGATCAACCTCTTGAGCGAAAATGTGACTTAAGCCCTGGGCCTTGGCCTTGGCCTTCCGGGCCTTGTACCAAGCCGCGTCCTTCGCCGGATGGTCGGACCAGTCCATCACGAATACCGGTACCGACCCGCTTGTACGCTTGCGGTGGAACACATTTCCCTCGCCGTTCACTGACGATAGATCCACCTGCACGTTGGTATTGTCCCCGAGCGCGGCTTCGATACGCTCTGGGCGCTCGTAGTGGGCGGACTCGTCTTTGAAATACATAGACGTACGCCCCCCGCGGCCGATGTTATCCCCAGACTCGCCGGTGATTGTGCAGTCTAGCTCAGGGTTAATGCACTTCATGTATGCGAGGTGCTTCCGTTCCACGAGCCCAACTGGCACGCAGTAAGTGGGGAGATGCCGGATTATCGTTCGGATTTTCTCGAATATTGAGTCTGGGTTTCCAATCTCTTCGACGAGCATCTCCTTCCGCGAGCCCCACCCGACGGCCGACCCCGGCTGGAACAGCCACAGCCACACGGAGAACGCGCAGCAAATCCATGTTGCTCCCATGTCACGGGACTTCTCGACGAGCCCGTCACTCTGAGCCACCAGCAGTCCTGTCAGGAATCCAACGAACTCCTGCTGTTTGTCAAAAGGGATGAATGGCATTTTGGCCGGGAGGCCCTGTGCCGGGTTCCTGGGGTCGACAGTGATGCAACAGTCTTGGATGAATCGCAGGCAGTCATTCTTGTACATCTCCCGCGCGGTCTCCCGCGGGTCCTCGGTAGATCGGATGACCTGGGACACAAGTTCACGACGGCGCCACTCCGCCGCAAAGTCAGGGGGCCAAGCCATTGCTTTTCAGTAGCGCTAACGCTTCTTCTCGGCTCAAAGTGGCCTCCTTTGGGGACATAGTCCCATCGCTGCTGCTGAGATCGAGCCGGTCTTGGAATGCGGCGACACGGCAATGGCGGCCGAGGTCCTGTCGGTTTCGGAGTTTAGATGGGCCCTTGATCTTTTTCAGTACGCCGACGCGGCGGCCCTGTTCGGTCAGCTCCTTGATCTCCAAGAAGTCCACGTTGGTACGCCAGACCTTGGGCCATCTACTGATCGGCTTCACTGTGCCGTCTTCATTCAGTATGTCCGCGACGTCCATCGCCTCCACATCTAGCAGGCCCCGCAGCACATGATCCGCGTCGACCTTCAAGCGCTGTAACCGGCCCTCCGCCGCGTCGGCAATGGCCTGTTGGATTTTCGGCTGAGACAGCAAGTGGCTGCCTATCTGGGGCGCTGAGTGCTCGCTATAGCCCGCCAGGACGGCGGCTTTGGACGCGTTCCATTCAGCTAAATAGTGGAACACGAACTCCTGTTGCTGATAAGAGAGAGGGTCGTGCATGTGCAGTGTCCGAGGGTTAGAAACGGGCTGATAGTACCTGATATGGCCCAACAAGTCACGGCAAGCGGGTGAGCCCTGCCTGCCATAATCACATTGTTGACACCTTGTCAAGGCGTCCGAATACGTCCGAATGACGTCCGAATATCAAGACGGCTGAAACCCGCATGTTTACTGGGTTTGTCTATGACGTCCGAATACGTCCTTATTATCTTATACTAGCTGCTAAATCTAATGTATGAAAACCTCTATGAGGAACGTACGAGGAACGTACGAGGAACGAGGAACGTACGAGGAACGTACGAGGAACGTACGAGGAACGAGGAACGTACGAGGAACGAGGAACGTACGAGGAACGAGGAACGTACGAGGAACGAGGAACGTACGAGGAACGAGGAGAGGGCAGACACACTAGTTTAGCACGGGAATAGGAGAAACATACGGACGTTACGGGCATGCTGCCGGATCATCCGTAAGTGGTTGATTTTAAAGGGGTTTTTTGACGTCCGAATCGGCGTCCGAATGCGTCCGAATAGTCTCTTTTGGGCGCCCGAATAGCTCCGAGCGCAACGCGTGGATAAAATCGGCCACATGCGTGCACGTAGGCCGTTCTTCGCCGATGAACCAGCGCTTACCGCATTTACTGCACGCTAGTTCATCGTTCTCCCGACGTACGCTACACGGCCGAGTCATAGACGTCATCCGCCTGGGCGGGCACCTCATACGTACTCATTGTTCATTTTCCCACGCCGCTAGGATGGCCCACACGTCCACATCTTCGAGCAACTCAACCGCTTGTTCGACGTCTTCAAGCTTGTAGCCCCAAGACTTCTCAAAGACCAGCCCCCGCCGCGGGTTAAACTTATGATGATGCGGGCCTAACGTTATGTAGAGCCCTATCTCAGTGTCTGCGCCAAAGCCTAGCTCGGGGGCGCTAAAGCAATCTAGGTTCTGGCCGCACTCCTCCTTCACCTGGGCCTTCGCTTCCGCGTATGCAGCTTCAGCCTGACTAAACGCCGCAATCAATGCCCTTTTGGCGGCGGCCCATCGCTGCCTTGTGTTGGTGAGCCCGGTTAGCCGAACCCGGTTAGCCTTGACCACGTCTTCGAACCCGCCTGCCGCTAGGCACGCATACGAAGGCTTGATGCCATCCGCCTCAAGGTCCCGCAATACGTCAGAGAACCCCCAAGCGTCACCGAACCCGTCGAGTGTTGGGCGGTTGGGGCCCAGCGTCTTACGGCCGAAGTAATCTATGACTAGTTGGAAATTGTTGTTAACTGTTATTACAGCTGCGAATAGTTCAACCTGCGCCCCGGTCACACTGGCGTAAGAGCAGTCGAAGAACTCCACTTTTGTTGCGTTGAATCGTTTCATTTTCTATGATCCTCAGTGTTCTTATTCTCTTGATACTTGTGCAGCTCCATTTTGCGTCTTGCATTGGACTACACCTCTGGTTTATATTAGTCCCTCTTCGTGAGTGGTTGGTAACACCCACATGGCGCCAGAGCTTTGGCGCCATTACACCCCGAACTCTGTCACGTCATCCCCGTTTTCGATCCTGTTAAGCTTTGCCCAGTTCCGGAACTCGTACCTAAGCTGCTGGGTCTTCCGCGCCCCATGGTAGACTACTTTTTCAGCGCCTGACGGGTTCTTACGCGCCCAGTTAATCGCTCCGCCCAGGATTTCTTGCCGCGCTCGGTATACATCCCGAGGCATTACCAGCTTGGCCCGCAGTCCCGCCTCGTGTAGCGCCACCATGGCCCCATCCGGCGCCAACGAACGCCGGATACCTGCGGTTGTAGTAAAATTTATTCTTTGCAGAGCTTGCGCCTGTCATAGACGTCGCCGGGGATCGGCGCAGGAGTCGATTCCAGCAGCAGCCCAACAGCGTGGGCGAACTCCTCAGCCTGCTCCCCGCGGTGAAACCGGGCCGCGTAGCCATAGTCCACGTACCGGCACTCGAGCCTCAGCGTAACCTTGTGCCCGGCCCCTTGTGCCCACCGGTCGAACCTGTGGACGAGAACGGTGAGTTTCCGCCCCATTGCACCGCGCCGGTGCATTTGCGTCGGTGCATCTGTTAAGCTGTTCACGGCTTTTACTGCGCTATCTATGAATTGCTCCGGGGTCAGCCCATTCGCGTCTTGGATTTTCACGGTTAATCTCCTCTAATTTTTATGCGGCTCCTAGCCGCGGGATTCAGTACCAATGAGTGTCAGCTCGCTCTCACGTCCACTCATCGGAACGATGTATACGCGTCCATGTTCGTCCGTATCTTCACAACCGTCGTATCCCATCGCAACGGCGCATTCCCCGCGCTTGCCCTGCAACCACCAGGAGTCCTCGGCGGTGAACTCGAACTCCTGTTCCCACCCATCCGCACTGGCGTCCAGCAGGGATTCCGCTAGTTCCTGATCACAGAGGAATCGCTCGGCGATCTCTACGACGATGTCATTGTCATACAGTTCAGACGCGCGAACGCAATAGAAATGCGCTTCGTAAATGTAGTACTCGTTTGCCTGGGTCATCACGTAGATGTCGTCTGCGAAAAACAGGCAGTCACCGGCAACGCCGTACCATGACTTAATGGTTCCGGCTTCGATCCGGTTTGGGCTAGTGTGATACATAGTGTGCTCTCCTCAGTTGATGTTCATATAATAGTATAGTATCCGATACTTGTAAAGCGCCTTCTTATATTTTTGTCATGTTAGTGCAGCAGCGGTTTGTGCCTGATCATACATACGGACTACGTCCGCGGGCTCCACAGCTGTTGTTGCGAGGATATGGCCCGCTTGGATGTAAAGGCGGGGGCGACCCCCATCTGTGGCAGTACGACTGCCTGCCCGCCCTTCGTTCAGAGCCGGGTGGTAAATGAACCCCAGGTTCTCTAATAGCTCCCGGCGCTTCCGACGTGGTATTCGCCGGTCTGCTTTCATATTCGACAGTAGCTTGTCCACCGCGTGGGACGACACCCACCCGCCGGCAAACCCCGGCCGGCCTTCCTCGATGGCTTCTTGTATCTCTTGCTCCACAGGCCCCATTGACATGCTGACCGCCTCATCCGTGGACGAGGTGAGCGGAGCCCGGATGCATACGCCCGCGGGGTTCAATTCGTCGGGGATGTCGTAGGTCTTGAGTAGGTGGGTTACCACAGCGTACCCGTACCCAGCCCCCAGCTCTAAGTAGCGGCCTTTACCCTCTAGCCAGCCGTATAGATCGGGGAAATAGTCTCCCTCCATGCCGTCCCGGGCTAGGTCTTCTTTGGCCTGCTGGGCAGTATAAAAGGGGGCAAAACGGCGGTCGTTTCGGCTTTTACGCATCGCGCCTTTGTCGTTGCAGTTCAGAATGAAATTCGCACGGTTATCGCCCATCACCTGGGCTCGCTGCATGGCTCTCATCGCGAGCCGGTCATTCGTGATCATTGGCTTCAGCGCCTCGATCAGCTCCAACTTGTGGTCCGGGATAAACACGTCTTCGATGCCGATAAATAGCTTGTTGAACAGCCATTCGTTGAACTTCTCCCCGATCTCGGCCGCGATGGGGTAATGCGTATACTTCTCCCCCAGGGCGGCGGCCACGCATCGCGAGAACAAGGTCTTGCCGTTGCCTTCCACGCCCTGAATGAGGGGGGCCCACTGGAACTTAACGCCAGGGAACTGCACGCAGGCCGCCATGTATGCCAGCAATATCTCGCGGTCGCGTTGACCCGGCAGGAGCTTAGCGAGATGGTTGAGAAACGGGGCAGGGTCAGCATCGACCACCCGCGTGGCAACTGGGGAGAACAAGTTTACTGCCTGGCGTCCTTCTATGTTGATGATAGCCCCGGGGGTCTCCTCTGGCCTGAAACAACCGGTTTCTGCCTTCGGGAACCTAATGGCCTGGGACTTAGTAAACACATCCCATGGCTGCTTGCTAGTAGCATCTAGCGCGTCCATCTGGAACACGTAGCCACCGTAAGTAGCGTTGAATTGGCCCTCCTTCAGTGTCGTGCCTGAAGGGGTATAAATAGCGTGGAGGTCCTGGATGTACACGCAGCCCCGGAAGTATTCGAGCTGGAGGTCCAAGCCCATGAACTGATAGCCTTCGACGCGGACAGCCTCACCGCCACGGATGGGCCCTGTGGCGGATAGTTCCGAGATTGGGGTCAGCGCGGCGCCGAGCTCTTCGGGGCCTTTGCCCCGGTTCTCAATCCAGAACTTAGCGGTCACCCCTTTTTGCGCCAAGAATTCCCGCAGTTCCGGGTCACTCGCGCAGGCGCGCAGCTTTTCATCACGTATCGAGTTTGCGAACTCGCGTTGTGCCTCGCTGCTAGCGCGGAGCTTGGGGGCGCCCAGGCTCTCAGCAGCTGCGGTGTCCGTCTTATCCCGATAGACGGTTTCTTGTAGGTCCGCCGCCCGTTGGATCGTGTCTTCTATATAATCGACCCGGTCCCATTTTTCGCGGACCAGAGCCGACAGGAACATGAGCCTCTGCATGCGTTCGCAGTTTCGCCCAGTCCAGAATGCCAAGTGCTGAGCGAGAGCGGCGTCAGCTTGACTAGCGTCATAGGCCCGATGTTGCTCCCCTGTAATGTCCGGGTAGGCTCGGCTCAGGGCCTCAGCATTGGCAGTCCAAAGATCAGCTAAGGACGCCCCTTTGCCGAACGCAGTAGCGGCGGCTGATTTGGCGTTAAACATCCGCGCCAATAGCTCTGTATCGTCCTCGGGCCCGCTCCAGTCTGCCACAGGTTCCGTTGTCCAGTCGCCTTTCGCTCGCTCGACGCCGGGAGTGAAGTACCGACCGATCAATTCTGGCAGTAGCGCCGTGCAGTCCAACGCCGCGTTGCCAACTGCGTTAGTGCCCGTTAGCGCGATGAACCGGGCCTCATGATAAAACTCCAGCCCCAATGCAGTGTTCTTACAACCATGGGCCGGTGGGGCCCCTGTCCCAATAATGTGCAGGCCAGTCCCCGACTGGGACACTTCAACCGCCGCACCGCTGAGGCGTTGGCACAGCTCCGCTGCAACGTCGGACCACCGTTGCCCGTCCCAGGCCCCGTCTATGTCTACGAAAAAGAATGGGTCAGCAGAGGTCAGCAGAAACCCGATACCAAATGAAGGCCCACAGGTAGACGTGATCCGAGCCACGGTGGCGGCGTCTGCCCATAGCTCCGGCCGCTGCTGCCAGTCGGCGCCCTTTTCGAACGCCCGCAATGTGTGGGGGTTGAGAGGGACCTTTTTGGCTTTTTCACCGGGCCGTTGCACTATTTTATAGACAATAAACTGCTTATAGGCGCTCAGCGGGACTAGCGCCGCGGGTAATTCTGTCATAGGGTTAGGCCTCTTTTATGAGTTTTGCCAGCTCGGGATCTTGTTGTACCACGTCGAGGCTCAGCAACAATGCCACAAGTTCCTCCCGGTCCCCAACGTAGCGCCGCAGGGTAACCGGGGTTGTGCCGATATGCTTGGCAGCGGACAGATATGTGAGCCGCGGCAGCTCCCCAGAGACAAGGCCCTCTAGTATTTGCTCGGCCATGCTCCGGCGGTGAACGGCGGGATGCTGTCGCCGTCGGGTGACGGGGGCTACCGCTACTGTGCCCTCCGCGGCGATACCTTCAATGAAGTCTGAGAACCGCATACCCGTATGGTATGAAAATGATCCGGGCGGGATACCCGCGTGCTCAGAAACGTTCTCGCGGCTCAGGTTCTCTAACCCCACGGATTCGGCGAGCTGGAGGGCCGCGGCCCTGACTTGTTCATACATGGATGTCTCTCGCCTCCGGCGGGGCTAATTTAAACGGGAAGTGGCTAAATACGACTCCCTCTGGAAATATGGCGTAGCTAGCTGTTGCGACCTGGGCAGGGCCGAGCACCGCCTGAACCTCTCTGACAGAGGCAAAACCAGTGGGGGTGGAGTGCCCCCTGTGGGCTTTTGTTACTGGGTCGAACTCTGTCACGTATACGACCGTCATAGTGAGCCTACCTCCGAAGTGAACGCCGCATCTCCGCCGAGCGTTTGAACTAATGTTAAAAATCGTAACTGCGCTTGCTCGTGCTCCGAGCCGGCGTAGCGCCACCCTCCACGCTTTACCTCGCGGGCCACGAACTGACCGAACCGGCCCCCCACCATTTCCTGGGTTATAGTCACGGGGCGTATGCCGATTAGGTCTGAAGACTTCAGTTGTTGGTTCATTTGTTTTGTTTCGTTGCACAGCCCCCACCGTAAGAACGACCCATCCCGCAGTACGCCAGCGCCCACGTTATTGCGCCACAGCCGCAGACCCTTCTGCGTGGCCTCGTACTGCACCTGAAGTTGGACCTCACTTTCGGCTAAACCCCCCGTCGTTCCCGCGTCGCAGGTTGCGCCCATGAGGCGCATCAATCCATAAACGGCCTCATGGGGCAGGCCCCAGGCGTCGGCCCATTGGGTAATTAACTGCATGGTGTGCCCCCGCAGGTCAGCCTCGCGAGCCCCTCAGCGAGCAGGACGGCCCACCCCTCGTGGCTAAAGGGATAGCTACCGTTCTGCGTAGTGACAACCACACCATGCATCGTTGTCACCGCCCGACCGGGCACGTTCTTGCCCGCCGGGTGGTCAATAAACTCCATGTTCGGGATCATCGGCTATCCCCTCGGTTAATGTGCGGGACATCTATTAGCAACTGCAGGAGCGAAACAACACAAGTGGTAACCTCATCCCGGACGTCCACACGCCACGTTGTGGGCAGGGAGGTGGGCTCGGTCGCCGCACGCCGTGCCACTTCTTGGAGTCCGGCCAACGCGTCGGTTACTTCGGTTACCCGGTGGGGTAGGTCGGGCGGTCGTTTGGTGAGAGCCTCGCTGCAGCGTTGGAGTTCAACTAGGACCGGGGTCACCGCGGCCCAGGTCTCGATGGCTGTCGGAACGGAGCCAGAGGGGGCCTGAATCTCCCACCCCAGGACCGGGCCCTCGTCATTGATTATTCGAATCACTATTTATTCTCCTCTTTTTCGGTATTCTATCCGTTAATTAACGTCTTAGCCAAGTACGCATTTACTTTATCGGCTAGCTTGATGGCATCAGGTCGGCCCAGCGCCTGTGCGGATAAGACATCTATGCCGAATTGCAGATAAAATCGCCGGTAGCTCTCTGAGTCAGATCGGCCTAAGGCCTGTTGTGCCCCTGCCCACCAAGCGATGGACCACCGTAGCGCCTCCTGCGCCTCCTGCCGTTCCCCATGCCGCTTATGTATTGCCACGCGCACCATTTGAGGGGCGTTAGCAGGATACCGTGCTGGGCCATTGACTCGCTCCACTTCGCCCCGGAGCTTGGCTAGCACGGCGGGGTCTAGCTCGGTTAAGTCGCCATCGACATGCTCCGGTCCGGTCCGGAGGGCTGGGACCTCAACGTGCCCGCACTCGGGGCAGGTCCTTTGGACCCGCGGGTATACGGCGGTACAAGCTGAGCACTTACGGAGCGCGTTCGACGAAGAGCCCCCGGACCGTTTTTCGCGCCGGTCTAGCGACCAGACCCTGGCCTGATCAGGTAAACCATGGCGGAACGCATTACCCACGTGGTCGATGATGATCGCTCGGTCTTTGCCCGCGAGGGGTCGAAGCGCCCTGCCGAATTGTTGACAGTACACTGCGAATGACTCGGTCTTACGCGCCATTATGACCACTTCGATGGCAGGCAGGTCGAACCCTTCGCCGAACAAGTCCACGTTGATCAGTTGGAGCAGTTCACCGGTGCGGAGCTTTCGAATTAGTCGAGCCCGTTCGATGGGGTCGGTATCCGCGCTGATAGCAGCGGCAGGAACCCCCGCTTGGCAGAACGCTGCTGCGACGTCGCGAGCGCTTTGCACGTCGGTGACGAACGTGACCCCACGCTTGCCAGGGGCTATTCGCAGGTATTCCCGGACCACATCGCCGACGATCTTAGACGCACGCGTGGCCTTGACGAGTTGGTTTTGGACATAGTCGTGCGTCGCATCGCTGATTTTGACGTTCGAGAGGTCAATCTCTGTGAGCGGCGCGAATACTCTGTAGTCCGTCAGATAGGCGCTGTTGATCAGCTCCCGCATGGTGGGGCCGACGATCATCTCATCAAAGACCCCGTCCGCGCGGCGACCGAGGCCCTGTCCATCCGCCCGTTCCGGGGTTGCGGTCACTCCGAGGCCTACTGAGTTGGGGAATAGCCTAACAGCCGTGCCCCATTTGTTAGCCCGCAGCAAGTGATGGGCCTCGTCTTGCACCCATAAGGTCACGGACTTCAGAAACCTTTCATGCTCGGCGAGGCGCTTCGGGCGGATGAGAGTGTCTACCCCGGCCACTGCCACGGGGGCGTTAGGGCGAACGAAGCTACGATTGCTCTCGTCTAGGTGAAGCCGCTCTGCAAGCCGAACGGTCTCCCGAGGGCCAATGATTCGGTGCTGAATCTCATGGCGGGACAGGGCCAGCGAAATCTGGGTCACCAGCTCCTGGCGGTGCGCAATGGCGATACAAGGCTCCGAATGTCGGGCCATGCGCTGGGTGAAAACGTGAGTTTTCCCGCCGCCGGTCGGTAGTACCACCAGCACATTCTTCGTTTCTGGGTTTTCCCATGCGGTATCGATACCCTGGACGAGTTCGTTCTGATACGCTCGTTCTTGAAACATTTAATTCTCCCGTTGACATGCCGCATACTATCGGTTAGTTTGCACCCTACGTCAACAATGGAGAGCCAACAATGATCAGCGTAACATTCAATTTCGAAACCCCGGAGCAGGCCCGAGCGTTCCTGGCCCTGGGCCACCCGTCGGCGCCTACGCCTACGCCCGAACCTGCTCCGGCCCCTACGCCTACGCCCGAACCTGCTCCGGCCCCTACGCCTACGCCCGAACCTGCTCCGGCCCCTACGCCTACGCCCGAACCTGCTCCGGCCCCTACGC